ATCCTGGTGTTAAATGTACTGATGTTGAGTCTTATGACAACGATAAAGATATTCAAGAGATAGCTGACTATAATAAAAGTTATGGTTTTGATTATTAAGAACAACATTTACGCACTCCCAGCCATCGCAGAGCGATGGTTCCGTGCTCAATGTTGTGAGCTGAGCATGCCCTCCGAGGCACGTAGTGCCAGGCATGCGTAAGCGATTGACTTTTTTTAATTTATATGGTATAATATTATTATGGACATAGAAGAATTTATAATTATATTTTTAGGTGGAAGTATTATATTCTATCTATTAATATTATAACAACATGTTGCCTAAGCACGATAAGATCCGTCCGTAGTGGTCTGAGCTTGCGAAGCCACGGAGGGAGGGATCTGTAGTGCGTAAGGCATGTAAATATAAGGAAAAAATTTATTGAAATTGTTTGTATATGGACTGTTAAAAGAGGGATATGGCTTGAATTATATTCTATCTAATAGTAACAAGATGGGAACATATGTTACTAAACGTAGTGGACTGATGATGACTGGTCTCTCATATCCTTGGGTATGGGAAAAGGAAACATCTAAATATAATATTAAAGGAGAACTATATGATATGAATAAGTTAGACTTACAAGCTGCGAATAGTATTGAATTCTCTGCTGGATACCATCTAAAAGAAATAGATAGTGGTATCTATGGGTATATTTATCCAGAAGAAATAAGTACTAAGTCTTCTATGATTAATATAAATACTGAAAAAAAATATTATGAATGGACTAAGCAAAAGGAGACAACTTAATGAGATGTATAGCATGTGATAGAAATCTATCTGACTTTGAGTCAACTAGAAAAGATCATAATACTGGTAAATTTGTAGACCTATGTAATCAATGTATGAATGCTGTTAATGATGACTTATCTACTGATGATAGATTTGATTTAAAACATAATGGAGATGACATAGAGTGAGCACGGGTGCCCAGAGGGGTAGCATCTTTGATGCGTACCCGTTGGGCAATAGTGCGTAACTCTAAAAATATATATGAATAAAATTTTAAGTACGCTTATTATTTTAACTTTGTTAACTGGATGTACTCAGTTCTCTATACTAGGAAGTACAACAGGTGTAGTTGCAGCTAATAGTGTACCTGCAAAACTTTGGAGTACAGTTGATCTTGGAACTTCTTTAGTAACTAAGAAAGATATTAAGACACATATCTATGAGGGATTTAAATGAGTAAATTTATTAAGCTAGGACCTTGTCCACATTGTGGATCAAGGGACAATCGTGCTGAATATATTAATGGGTACTGGTGTTTTGGTTGTAGTAAATATGAACCTAAAGATGATACTAATTCATTAAGGCAACGTGTGTTTAGAAAGGATAAGTCTTCTAATAATTATAATCAACTGATAGATACTACTAATGATATACCTATAAAACCTATGCAATGGTTGTTAAAATACAACATCACACAGCAAGAGATAGCAAAATACGGTATCTCCTGGGAACCTATAAAGAAATTACTTGTCCTTATACAACGTAAAGATTACTGGCAAGGTAGGAACTTTGGGTTTGGTAAGATAAAATATATGTCAAATGGAAATAAGCCCTTGACAATTTATGGTGAAGGTGATACACTATTAGTAGTAGAAGATGTTTTATCAGCTATAAAAATAGCAAGGCTAAGACATGATGGGTATTGTGCCACACCCTTGCTTGGCTCTTCCATGAGCAAGCAAGCTGAGGCACAGCTTGTTAAACGATATAAAAATATACATGTATGGTTGGATAGAGATAAGGCTAAGAATGCTGTACGTATCCGTAACAGGCTACGCAGCTTAGGTATTAATAGTAGGGCAATCATTACCCCACTTGATCCTAAAGAATATAATCGAACGGAGATAAGCAAATGGTTGAAGAGCTAATAATTAATTTGTTCTGTACTGATAGAGTATACTATGATAAGTATTATAAATATATTAATCTAAATTATATTAAGATTAACTTTGTTAATCTATATAAAATATTTTTAGTTGTTGCTAATTTTTACCAGAAAAATAACAACAAATCTCTTAACAAAACAGAATTAGAATTAGCATACCATACCAACTATCTATTAGAAGATAGTGAACGTGATGAGTTATCCTCTACACTAGATAGAATACTAGCTACTGATATTAGTACACCTGATCAGGTAACAAGTTACCTAGAAGAACATCGTAAGAGATGTCTATCAGGTGAAGTAGCTAAGCTTGCATTAGATGTAGAAGATGGTAGTGCTAATGTAGAAGATTTATTAGAGAAGTTTCAAGAGTTTGAACATCAAGCTATTGAAGATGACACTATAGAATCTATTAACATGAACTTACAAGACTTATACCAATCGCAGGTAGCAACACCAGGATTGCGATGGCGATTGGAGTGGTTAAATAAATCATTAGGTTCATTACGTAAGGGTGATTTTGGTTTTATATTTGCTAGACCAGAGACAGGTAAGACTACCTTCTTAGCTTCAGAGATGACTCACATGATTACACAAACAGATGGTGATATACTGTGGTTTAATAATGAGGAGCAGGGTAAGAAGGTAGCAGTAAGATGCTATCAAGCATTGCTTGGTAAAACAAATAAAGAATTGTTTGGTGATCTCAAGACTAATGCTAATGAATATAAAGAACTTATACAAGATAGGCTAAAGATATATGACTTTGAAGACTCATCTAGAGCTACACGTATTGAACAGATCATTAAAACAACTAACCCAGCATTGATTATCTTCGATCAAGTAGATAAGATTAAAGGTTTCAAAGCAGACAGGTATGATTTAGAATTAAAGGCTACATATCAATGGGCTAGAGAGATAGCTAAGATGTATGCCCCTGTAATAGCTGTGAGCCAAGCAGGCGGAACAGCTGAAGGTAAACTGTGGTTAACAATGGATGATGTAGACAGCAGCAAGACTGCGAAGCAAGGCGAAGCTGACTGGATACTAGGTATAGGTAAAGAACAAGACAACACAAGCAATATGCGTTTCTTAAATATTAGTAAAAATAAATTGTTAGGTGATAATGATACATTGCCTGACCTTAGACATGGCAATGCACAGGTCATGATTAAACCTAACATAGCGAGGTATGAAGAACTATGAGTTACTTAATCTTAGATGTAGAAACAACTATTAGTAATAAAGGTAATCCTTTTGATCAGAGTAATAAGTTAATGATGATTGGTTTACTCAATGACAAAGAGGTAGCAGTATATGATATTGAATACTCTGTTGACCCCTACAAGGAATTGCTTGATAACATTCAATTAGCCGTGGATGCAGCAGATGTGCTTGTAGGGTTTAATATTAAATTTGATTTGCATTGGCTTAAAAGATATGGTATTAACTTTAGTAAGAAAAGGATATGGGATTGTCAACTAGTAGAATTTATTCTACGTAATCAATCTGCAGCTTATCCTTCATTGAATAGAACAGCTGAGTACTATGACCTGGGTACTAAGCTAGATGAGGTCAAGGAAAACTATTGGAATAATGGTATTGATACTGACAAAGTACCTAAAGAAATTCTATCTGATTATCTTAAACGTGATGTTGAACTAACAGAACAAGTGATGGGTAAACAAATGGAAGAGCTAACTAAGCGACCTGAACTTAAACGTCTTGTCTCTTTACATAACCAAGACTTATTGGTCTTACAAGAGATGGAATATAATGGTCTTAAATATGACTATGATAAATCAACTGTACTAGGAGATGAACTTGAAGAACAAATATCCAAGCTTAACAAAAGATTGTATGACTATCATACTTACGATGATTTTAATCCCAATTCTAACGATCACCTATCTGCTTTTCTTTACGGTGGGTACATTAGGGAGCGTTTTCAAAGCCCCGTTGGACATTACAAGACTGGCTTACGTGAAGGCGAGGTTAAGTATAAGTGGGACGAAAGACAAAAAGAATTCAAAAGACGAGTCAAACCATTAGCTGGTAGTGAGCTAAAAAAAGAAGGTTTCTTTAGTACTAATGAAGATACTCTTAAGAAACTTAAACCAAACAAAGAAGGACAAAAGATATTAGATATATTATTAACTAGAACTACCCTTGAGAAACGTAAGTCTACGTACTATCATGGTATAGTTAAACTAATTGATGAGATGAAATGGAAGAAGGATACCATCCATGGTCAACTCAATCAATGTGTGGCTAAAACAGGTAGGTTAAGTAGTAGTAAACCTAACTTACAGAACTTTGATGGAGAGATTAAGACACTCTTTACAACTAGATATGGAGAAGTATAATGGACCCAAAAGATATGGAAATAGAATGGACTGAAGAAGAAGAAGAAGCCTTTGATGCTAAGACACATCAACAAGCTCAAGAAGAAGCTCATAGACATCATGTTATACAAGAGTTTAGTTCTTTAATACTATCAGATGGACCAGCATCAGTATTAAGTGCTATGAGTAAGGAAGCTCAAGAAGAATTAAGAAATGTTATTCTACATCAGTATGTTAAACGAAGTGTAGAAGCTAACACAGGATTATAATATGTTATTGAATGCAGATGCAAAACAATTGGAATGGGTATGTGCTGCCTATCTATCACAAGATAAGGTAGCTATAAAAGAAATACTAGGACAGATAGATCAGCATAAGGATAACCAAAAAAGATTTGGCTTACCATCTAGATTAATAGCAAAGACCTTTGTCTTTAGATTAATCTATGGTGGTGGTGCCTACTCTTATGCTAATGATCCAAACTTTAAAGAGATTGGTAATGAAGAATATTGGCAGAAAATTATTAATGAGTTCTATAATAAATATACTGGTCTTAAAGCTTGGCACGATGAGATATTCCTTCGTGCTAAGAAAGATAATAAGCTTACCATGCCAACAGGTAGAGCTTACGATTACTTACCTGAGATAAATTCTCAAGGTAATTTAAAATATCCACGTACTAGGATACTAAACTATCCAGTACAGGGATTAGGTGCTGACCTAATGGCAATCGCAAGAGTGTCATTACGTAATAGGTTAGCTGGTGTTAAAGGTGTTGACTTAATTAATACTGTACATGATAGTATAATGCTTGACTATGATCCAAAGGTATGTTATACTACTAGTATAGTAGAAATAGTTAACAACTGTTTCACTGATATACCAAAGAACTTTAAAATGTTATTTGGTAAAGAGTTCAACTTGCCTATGCGAGTTGATATACAAACAGGTACCTCTTGGGGTAACCTAGAAGATGTTAAATAAGGAGAAATTATGCAAGTAAATGTCGTTGACGTATCAAACTTAAATACACATACTGCAAAGAATGGTAGAGAATATCAATCTATTGAGATTATGTATAAGAATGATCAAGGTCAAGCACAAAGTAAGAAGCTTATGTCCTTTGCTAATCCAGCTGTGTTTAAGGCAGCTCAAGGTTGGAATAAAGGAGATGTAATATATGTTAGTACTGAAAAAGATACTAACGGATATTGGCAATGGACAGCAGTAGGTAATGCAGATACAGTCTCTGATAAGAGACCAGATGATGCATCAGCTACTCAAGGTAATGCAGCTAAACCCTCAACTAGAGTTTCAGGTAGTAACTATGAAACAAAAGATGAGCGTGCTGCAAGACAAGTAATGATAGTCCGTCAATCATCATTAAGCAACGCTGTAGCAACATTAGCACTTGAAGGTAGTAAAGCATCAGCTAATGATGTAATCAGCTTAGCTAAACTGTATGAGAAATTTGTGTTAGCTGGTGAAGCACTTGAAACACCAGATATTACAAATGAACCAAGTGATATACCCTTTTAGGAGAATCAAATGACTAAAGAAAATAAACATACTTATGTAGCATTAGTAACATTCTTTTTTATTCTTGTAATATTAGGAACATTGAATAAAACAGAGGATACTTTATATCCTGCAGATTATAAAGAAGTAGCAGATCAGTTTGTTATACCTGAATTACCTGAACTTACAGGTGATCCAGTATTAACTACTGTACAGCTACCTGTATTAGAAAACTTACCAGAAATAACTGGTATAGTTTCACCAACAGAAGATGAGTTACCTCATTTAACTTTACCTGCTTTAGAAGGATAATATGTTAGCATTAATTGACCATGATTTAGTAGTCTTTCGCTGCGCTGCAAGTGCAGAGAATGATGACTTTGGTATAGCTGTACATAGAGCTGAAGGTTTACTAGATGAATTGTTAACCAAGACAGGATGCACAGAGTATCGTGCATTCCTTACTGGTAAAGATAACTTTAGGAAGACTATCTATCCTGAGTATAAAGCTAATCGTACTGCTCCTAAGCCTATACATTTAGAGCCTCTACGACAATATGCGTTAGAAAAGATGGGTGCAGAGCTGGCTCCAGATACACTGGAGGCAGATGATGCTTTAGGTATTAATCAAACAGATGATACTATCATTGTAAGTTTAGATAAAGATCTGTTAATGATACCTGGTAAGCATTTCTCATGGGAGATTAAAGGTAAAGGTTGGACAAAACCTGATACATTCACAGATCAGACTGAGTTAGGTGGTATGAAACTATTCTTTGAACAATGTTTGAAAGGTGATACATCTGATAACATTAAAGGAATAGAAGGTATAGGACCTAAGAAAGCTCAGGCTCTTCTAGGAAATTGTAATACAGAACAAGCTCTATTTAATGCAGTACGTACTGCGTACGGCAATGATGAAGAGTTTATAATGAACGCTAGTGTCTTATGGATAATGAGACATGAGGGAGATGTATGGAGAGATCGTTTTAATGCCTACATTTAAGTCAGGACTTGAAGAAAAAGCTTGGAAGATACTTAAGAAACATATTCCAAGAGTTAAATATGAGCCAGATGCTATCCCATATAAGCAACCTGAGAAGGAGCGTAAGTACACGCCAGACTTTAAAGTTGCTAAAGGGATATACATCGAAGCTAAAGGTAAGTTGGACCTAGCTACCAGACAGAAAATGGTTTGGTTTAGAGATATGCATCCAAGGATTACCATAATCTTTTTGTTTATGAACCCTGATAATAAAATAAC